TGGCAGGTGGAAAAGCAAAGACTTGATATTTAGTGTTATCTACTAGCGCGGTGGCTAAAGTAGTGCGGAGTGTTGTTATCGCTACTGGCGGCATTAGCCCACCATTGAGCGAGGGTCTAGCGCATGTGCAATCAATCCTCGCACCTTAGCGAGAAGCTGTGCGCTCATTCGGTAAGGGCTTGGCTGGAAATCGACTGCGTTACTGCCTGAAAGGGTGGCTGTACGCGCTTGCCAGATTTCAACAGATATCATTAAAGCTGCGTTCTGGATTGCTGTGTCGGTCGTGTAATCAACTGTTGCCACGGCTGCAACTTGTCCAAAAGGTGTAACTGTATGTCGAGGTTGTGCTGTTGGGGAGCCTGTCACCGCATAAGTAATAGATGTATCGCTCATACCAGTAATCGCTTTAGATCCGTTATGTGGTGCGCCATTACCAGTAATCGTTACTGTTTGACCTACATAAAAAACATCTTTTATAGATTCATTAAAATATAGAGTGCCCTCTGTTGTTGTGTTGCTGTGTGCCACATTAAATGTGTAGTTGTTCCATAGCATTGGAAGAAGGACTGCATCAGAGGCATCGCATACTTCTTGAAGGACGGCATCAGTATACAAGGTACCGACTCCGAGAGTGCTGCGGAGTTCTGAAACTGTTGTAAGTGCCATTCCCATTCCTTTCTAAAGACTCTAGGGGATCAGAGGGCTACTGACCCCCTAGAGCGACTTAGTGTGTTTCTATCAGGTCTTGTTTACAGAGAACGCGCCAGCGCCGACCTTTGTAGCAAGTGCTCCAAAGCCGTAGTAACCGATTGTTACCTGTCCTGCTGCTGTTGATTCAGCGCGTAGACGGTATGTTGGTGACTCGTACCATGTGTACGCATCTGGGTTCACAATCATTAGTGAGCCATCTTTATCTGTGTTATTTGCTGTAGCAACATTTGCTGTCACAAATAGATCAAGTCCAGCAACGCGACCGCGTAGAGCAGTTGGAGTTGCAGATCCTGGCTGGTTCATTGGGTTTGTTACTTCGTTGTAAATTGGACGACCTGTGTCATTGAGTGACATCAAGTTTGACCATTGTGAAGTGTTAGCAATGAGGTTGCGAGCAAATGGATTTGGTAATCCTGCTGTTGCAGAATAGACAGAAGCTGCACCGCGTGAAATATATCCTAGCAATTCTGTTGCTGTTGGATATGTTGTAATTGATGTGCTGTCAAGTGTTGCGCCTGCAAAGATTCCTGCATGAACTGCTGCATCTGTTGCCTTTGCGTAAGCTGCAGCCATGTTGCGTACTAGCTCATCAAAAAATGCTGGAGATGTGCGATCTAGGAGTTCAACAGAGAATGTCTGCTGTCCTGCGTACTTCTTAACTGTTACTGACAAGAATGATGATGTTTGATCTGTGTCAGAAAACGCTGAGCCTTCTGCTGTCTCTGCAACAGTTGGCATTGCTGTGATCTTTGGGATCTCAAATGTCATACCTGCATCTGGCAATACTCCACGAGAGATTGCTTCGATTGAAGGACGGATTGTTGTGCCTAGTGGGTTGATGATTTCTGACAGTTGGCGTGTTGGTACAAGACCTGCGTTGTCTGATGTGTCATCTGCTGCGCGTAGGTACTGACGAGCGTTCTCGTCTCCTAGTGCTGCACGAATTGAGTTTTCTGCATACTTAGCTGCTGTCAATTCGATGCGTGGCTTTGTGAAGTATGCTGCTGAAACAGTTGGGCGAGCAGCTTCAACCGCTGGTGCTTCAACTGGTGTTGCTTCGACTGCTGGAGTGGTTTGTTCCACGGTGGCTGTCTCGCTTTCTGTTGGTTGGGTGATTTCTTCTACATCGGATTCTTCCGCTGCAATATCAGTAACCTGAGCAGACTTAAAAGCTGGCTCCGTTACTAAACTTACTTCGACCAAGCGAGCAGCGGATACATAAGTCACGCCATCCTTGATCTTTGACTTTAGGACTTCTGCCCCGATTGACAAACCGCTTTGCAATCCTTCTTCTGCAAGAATAAGTGCTTCTGTACCGCGCTGTGAGCGACTGACAGAGAACACTGCGTTGATTGCATCTTCTGACTCGCTAAATGAGACCATGCGACCTAAAGGCTTCTTTGTGTCATGCTGGCTTAACAACTTAATTGCTTTAGGATCTGCAATGTCAATAGATCCAGATGCAAAGATCACTTTGCCCATATTGGTTGATCCTGCTTCTACATTAAGAGGCACAATCTTGCCTGATACTGTGCGACTTGCTGAGTCTGCTGTGAGTTCAGCTGAGAAGGTAATTACTTGGTTCATTGCATACCTTGGCTTCCATTAGGTGTTAGATCTGTCATTCCCATAGCCTGCTCCTGAGTGATTAGGTTGAGGCTAAGCAATTTTTCAATTACTGCTAGTTCTTCCATTGGATCTGTGCGAAGGAAATTCTTGTCAATATCAAAACGCACTACATTGCCACGAGCAGTAATGTCATCCATAGACAGACGATCTTCAATCGCTGTAATAAATGGCTGTAGAGATAATGTCAAGAATTGCTTTCGCTCATCTTGAACATTGGCATAAGTCATTGAGTTATTTTGATCTGCTGAAACATAGTAAGCAGGTACATTGCAAAGACGCGCACATTCTGTAGCGAGATTAAAAATGGCTTCTCCGTACATCATGTCTTTAGGTGAAAATGAAACTGGGTTATATTCTAGTGTGCTTGTTAGATAAGCAGTTGAGCGATTATTGCGCGCTTGCTTCCATGCAGCTAATAATCCTGAAACTTCTTTAGGATCTAAATCAGCACCGGTATTCTTGATGTATCCAGTAGCCATTGGAGTTGATGCTGCAATTGCTGCTGCCTTCTGAACGTCTATAGCAGCGCGAATTGTCGAAACCCCAGTATTAAGGATGCCGTCATTGAGTGATTGGAATGTGATAAGAGATCCCAAGCCATCCATCGGCAAAGTAATTCCATCAACTGCATAAGACTTAACAAATGTGTTTGTGCTATCAAGTGTAATGGTTACGCGATTATTAGCGATCCATTCAAAGCGAGATGGACGACCATCTTCTGAATAAACTTCGACAACTTTCCAAAAGGCTTGGCCATAAAATAGAAGTGAATCGACAGTCCATGCAATCGTTACAGATCGAGGCTGTGAGTACGAAGGTTGCTCTAACCATGCAGGTGAGCCAAGTTCTTCATTTGTAGATTTCTTGTAAAGCTCTAAAGGAATTGCGCCAATAGTGCCAGCCAATAGATTGCGGCATCGCATAAGTGCAGGCACAGAAATTGCTTCTGCTCTGCCAACATAGGCATATTGAAAAGGCATTACATAAGGTGAATACTCGCCAAGGACCTGTGGCGCGGATTGAGCTTGTAATTGTGGCTTAGACTCTAGGCCAAATGCTTGCAATAATTTACCCATAGACAGAAAGTGTAGCATTTGTCAAGCAATTAGACAATGTGCTAGGGCGTGTCTAAGTATAGATTTGAGGTTTAGCAACTGGGATCATTAACTTGCTTACAACCATTGCCAAGCCAATAGGTGCCGAAATATCTCCAGCAGATTTTCGTTTAATGATGCGCCATGCCGAGTCATTGACTTTAGCTGCACAGTTATTCATCTGTTGAATCAATTCTGCCTGCCCATTATGGACAACGCGAGCATTGACCAAGCCTTCTAATAGATCTCCACACGCTTTGTAAAACTGCTGCCCTGAGACATCTTCGACCATAACACCAGCATTGCCCAATCTGTCAGCAATCGTCTGGGTTGCGTATTTATCAAAGCAGACTAGGCGCGGTTTATATATATCGCACCAGCCTTTAATAGATGCCGCCATCTTTAGCTCATCAATAGCAACCTGAGAGCTATAAGTCTCCAAAATCCCGATGCCAATCCGTCCATCTGGCAGTAATTGTCCTGCGACTAATGATCCGTTGCGCCTAGACGGACTGACATCGAAACCAAACACAGTATAAGCCCCAGCCGACATTTCTAGGGTGTTATCGGATGTATCTTCTAATACGCCATGAGGCCACGGACTACTTAGTGAATCGATCCACTGGCAAAGCGTTTCAGTGCGCGTATTTTCAATAGGAGATGTAGCAATCGCTTCTTCAATCGCTTCCTCCGTAATTGTGTACCCCAGTGAGGGGTTAGCCAAAGCCCATGCATCTCTGTCAGTTATCTTGCAATATTGAGGGGCTGAGTATTCATAGAATCCAAAAGACTTTGGCGGATAGTCAATAGCTCGTTCTCGTAAGTCGTTAAGGACAGTGCTGAAAGCGTCTCCTGCATTAGAGGTAAGAAGCGTTTGAGAGTTTGGATGAGCTCTAGTCGTAGGAGTAGCAGCTCTAAATCCATCTTCTGTGATTTCTCGGACTTCATCGATGTAAAGCAATCCATTGACACTTCGTCCGCGAGATCCGTCTCTAGTTGCTGCAACAACATCAAGCCTTGCTCCAGATAGCATCTCAATTGATTCTGTGCCATTTGCGTGTCTGATTTGTTTAACGAATCCTTTAAGGTGGTCATTTGTCTCCAATAGGTGAGTGACTTGTCGAAAGGTGTCCAGAGCCATGCTTCTATTAGAGGACATGATCAGGACATTTGTATTCCACTTGATTAGGTGAGCAAGGATCAACATTCTGGCTAAATGAGTCTTGCCGTTCTGCCGAGCAACAAGGATGAGGTTCGTCTTACGAATCCACATGCCCTTCTTGTCCACAGTGAGCATATCTTTAAGAACAAACTCCTGCCAAGGCATGAGATCCATCTTTACAATAGCGCATAGGTCTTTGACATCCTGCAGCTTGTTTTCGCCCTTTAAAAGTGGGCTGTGAAGCCTTGGTTTAGTTGCCCCTCGTAGGGCTTTGGATTTTCTGGGCTTAGTTGTCATTGATCTGGATCGGGTCGGGTCTTAAAAGGACTGTCCAGCATCGTCTCGGACTGCATCGGGGAGATATAGTCGAGAAAGACAGGGGGGGTAGCCGTCTGTGCTAAAAAAACGCCCTCGTTGAGCGCACCTTTGCGTAAATTGCATGACTTACAGAGCACCCTTAAATTATCGAGGCTGTGGTCTCCACCTGCTTTGCGTGGAATGATGTGGTCGATGTGCATCTCACCTTCATCTGTACCACACAACTGACAAGCTCTGCCATCACGCATGAACACGCGCTGTCGCTGCTCGCGATAACGCCTACTGTTCAGCTTGTCTAATGCCATCCCTTAGCCTTCCAATGATCATAAGCCTTGCATGGCGTTGAGTACCTGTGCTCAATGTAGCGTAAGCCCCACTCAACCTGTTGTATCGGTGTGGCTGTTAATAACCATACACTTTTGCCTTGTGGTATTCCTACTGTTCCAGATGACTTGTTATAGGCTTTAGGATTCCATGCTGATTCTTTACCATACAAAGTAGCTAAGCATTTGTATTGTTTAACATCTCCTAATGAGTAATATGCATATTGCTTAGGAGTCATAGATATATCTTGTAAGTTAGTAGAGCCTGCTTCATACGGTAGCAATAGAGATATCCCAATAGCTACTAGCACCCCGCAAGCTACGCCCCTCAGGGGCTTGCGGTGAGCCTTTGAGAGGCTCTGCGCCGTTAGCGTACCATTGCTGTCAAATCCATTTACATAAGTGCTGGTCAGAGCGGTGTGTCGCATTGGAATAACTCCTTTGTTATACCCTGTGGATAACTTCTGTGGATAACTATTTATCCGTTATATAGAAGCCCTTGCCCTTGAAGTGAATAGCTGAGGCACTGAAGCCTTTGATCATGGGAGCATTGCATAACTGGCATGGCACTACTGGTCTACTGTCGAATCCATGAGTGACTTCTTGAGATAGATTGCAGGATTGGCATCGGTAGTCATAGGTTGGCAAGTTAAGCATCTCCTGATCATGTAAGACCCACATTCAGAGCATCGGTCAATGTCTGCCTCTGTGGGTTGATTGTCTAAGTGACCGTATTTTAATATGAGTAGTGGCAATAGATCAGCTAGTCGGATAATGCAGGCATATTCCGCTGCATCTTCTCCTTGCCCATTTAGCCGTATGACTCCGAATCCTAATTCCCCCGAAATAGATGTCCGAGCCTTTAATTGTTTAATGTATGCAAGCGGTTGAAATCCAGCGCGGGCTTTGACTTCAACATCGAACGGCACATTAACAATATCCTTGCCACTACCCCTTCCCACACATGCGCCTGCCCACTGAGTCGATAGGTACTCAGCTACAACACGCTCTGTCCGGAAACCTCTGTGTTTCCTTGCTTGGCTAATGTTCTAGCCCAACGATGTAGCCCATAAGACTTGACATGATTACTAGCACCACAATGCAGATACTAATAAGAGTGTTCTTATCCATTGACTGCTGTGCACTTTGCACATTGCCATGTGACAACTCCATTGACAGAATCAGATGAGATGTTCTCTAGCTCACGAATCTGCACTGGCTCATTACATAACTGACAAGCGATGAAGGCTGACATCAGGTCAAGCCATTCGCCATTGATCTTGATTCCTACATGTCCCATTTTACACCTTTGCTTTCTGTGGATGCCATTTACCATCACTGCCTATGTTGTACCATATTGCTGGACAGTCAGATTTGATGCCACCAGCGTTCATCTGCATACACTGATAGCCACCCCATGCCCTGCCATTCTTCTCACCTTCACGCCATTTCATGTGTCCATGCTTGCATTGTGGTGATTCTTGTGCTTCACCTGTGCCTAATATGTCCTGCACCAGATCTAGAGCTTTGTCTAGCGTTACTGGAGCATCGACTACTTTCATGTATTCATTGACAGGGGTAGTCCAGTAATCCTGCACATCTGCAACGGCAGGCTTAACAGGCTTCTGCGCTACTACCTTGCTCATTTCTTCGCGGCTAGGTCTTTTTCCCTTAGGAGCATAACCTGCATTTGCAAGTGCTCTGCCGATTGCCGAAGTCTCACAATTCTCCAGTGCTGAAGTCTGATTGACACCTCGACTAGAAACCGTCTCTTCAGCGTACCCTGTTGCCCAAGCAACGCCATCGCTAGCATCTTTGTATAGGTACGCTTTAACAATGTATCGAGAAGCCTCGACCACTTCCAACTCAGTTGCAATGCGAAACGAAGGATGATCCTTAATAAACTTTTCAAGTCGAACCTCCACTGGTTCATAGTCGGCTAAATTAAACATAGAGCTCATTCTCCTCTGTGGCCAGTTGCCCAGCTAGTGCGCCATAGCTGCATAGATCTACCCAATTGTCGATGAACTGCGCTGATTGATTAGTCCTCGCAAGTTTAACCAAGACCATGATCCCTGCCACCTGATAGTCGTGTATTGGTGTTTGTAAGTATGCGCTAAGGAGCATTGCTGTGTGTTGCAAGTTATCCGCAGGGTGACCGTATTGAAGCCCACGGTCACGGATCGTGTCGGTGGCTGAAAGTAGGATTTCATTAGCGCGCATCTTGTGTCATTCGCTGGTAATTCTTGCCTACTACAACGCCTTCGCGCTTGCCTTCATTAAAGCCTTGTGACCATCCAACTACATACCACAGCACATTAGCTGCTAACAATAAAACTATGATTGGCATTTCCATTTCTGTACCTATCTGTGCCAATGCCCTTGATTGGCTACAGACTTAGAGTCTCATGCCTATCTGACAATGTCTAACACATTTAGGTAACGAAACGATAACGATTACCTAGGTCTGCCGTACAACTTCCCAGACACAATGAATGTGCCGTCCTTTTCAATGTTGATTAGATCGACCTGCACCTTGGATGCATGCACATACATGATTGCAAAAGCCTGTTGCCAATTGGCTGAACCCTTTGTGTAATGAGCTTGCTTGAAGTCCATTAGATTGCCTACCTCGACACCATGCAGAACACGCCCTATACGACCGCCAGAAGCCTCTGAGAAGGCCGATCTGCCTGCTCTGTGTGTATGTCCTGAGATGACATTCTTGCCATGCCTACGGGCTGCTTCTAGGGCTGATAGACCCCCTTGTGGCTTGATTGGTGTGTGGTCTCCATGCACTGCAATCCAGTTAGGTGCAATAGCCATTGGATTCTTGTGGAAGGTAATGCCTAACTCATCAAACTTCATAAACTTCTCAAAGCGGAGTTCTGGCAATGCACCGAAGGCAGGCACTTTAGCCATAATGATGTTATACAGGCGATCTGTGTGATTGCTGCGGATGCAATCTGTAACGCCTAGATCCCAGAGTAGCTGCACGGCTTCGTTGCGATCATCGTCCAGGGTCTGGGCATAACTGCCCATGCGACCTTCTTCCCACTTGCTTATCTGTGGTAGATCAATCTCATCGCCTATTGTGACTACTTGATCTGGCTTAAACTTTGTGATGAAGCTTGCAAGGTTACGAGTAGCAACCCTGTCATGGTAAGGAACCTGAAGGTCGCTGATAATAACGATTCGCTTAATCGTCATCCTCATCTTCGTAGTCACCAAAGCGTTCTGGCTCTATCGGATCAGGCAGGATCCATGCAGGATAGGCGGATCGCTCTACGATAATGCCTAGCACTGTTTCTTCATCAAAGCCTGCACGCTTTAGAGATTGAGCAAACTCATACATGCCAATGCAGTAAGCATCGAGAGCTGAGTAATCTTGCTCTACTAGATTCTTAGTCGCTTTTCTTGCCATGAGATAATTGTCACCTCTCTAGTAAGGTAATGATTGTTTCGACACGCCCTTCAAGTCGATTCAATCTATCGTTCATAGAACTTCCGCCGTTAGGTTTTAGTTCAGCAAGGTAATGCTTTACTAGCCAGCGGATAGAACCGACAAAGCCAGTAACGATTGAGATGACTGCAACTGCAAGAGCCGCCCAGTTAAGGGCGTCCATTATTCGACCATGCCGAATGCATCATCTTTAGGATTTAGCCAGCGTAAAACTGGAGGCAGGATAGAAGCAACGCCTGCATAAGCAAGTGCTTTAGGGTCAGTCACTCCCGATGCCGCAAGTGTGAGAACAGCCGCAAGGAAGGCTCTTACCCATGATCCTGACATTTTCTTGAATTCGTACATTACTGGCTCCTAACATAGGTATCTGAAAAAAAGCACCATCATCGTCAGCCTTTTTCGTAAAGCTGATATGCGCATGCTTAGTGTGTTTGTTAGCCCCTGTGTATTTACGCCACTTCCATCCGAGGACAGGAGAGGCAATTCTGCCGTTAAATATGATGTAGGCAATTCTTTTCTTTCGATCAGACTTTGCATACTTTCGAATCTCATCTGCAAGATCTGGCATGATCTCTGGCTTGGCTTTGCCGGACAAATCAGCATCGATGTCGATAGCACGAACCCATCCCTGAGCATCTGGAATATGATCAGACTTGCCAGCACGCATGTGCCGTACATCTGCGATCCAACCGTCACTCGCACGATCACGCTCTGCGAATTGGTCATCAATCTGCTCTCTTAACTGGGAAGCAGCTTTAGAAAGTTTGGGCTTCACTTACAATCCGAGTGCCTTTAGATCATCTGTAGTTAGACCAAGTGCAGCCAGTTTTGCTTCGGCTAAAACTCTAGCCGCTGCCTTATCTGCTTCTTTAGCCTTCTCAATTTCTTGGATGGCAAGACGAGATTCCCAATCGGCATATTCTTCATCATTCATTTCACGGACAATAATTTCATCTATTGCAACATCGTGGATAGTTACCATTGGTCTGCTCATTAGTTCACTCCATAAGTTAGCACGGTACCGCTTGAAAATGTAGAAGCCCCTGCAAAAATAGTAATTGAAGAAATAACCGCACTATTGAAATATCGTCCATTTACAACAGTTGTTGTATTACCTGTTCCGTCATTGAAACCTGTGTTAGCAATTATAGAAACACCACTTGTTTGATCTGCCGCATTGACGATTAAAGACCCTGCTAGTAAATTAGTCGTTGTTGCGCTATCGCCAATATAGCCTATTTTGCATTTGGTTGTAGCTACCGCGCCACCAGTTGCACTTATTGATGTATTTACACCTTTTAATTCTTGATATGTATAATTGCTACCTGAATCGCTATTCAATTGAATATCCATATATCCGTTAGACGCCACACGCACACCTCGAAAAACAAAAAGAAGTTGCTTGTATGTGCTAAGACTAGAAATTGTAACGCTTGCGCCTGTTAAAGTAGTTGTTGCTAATAATGTCATTCCACCGCTTGCAGGCGTAGCCCATTTTAAGCCAGTAGCTTGAGTGCTATCGGCCGTTAGCACAGTGTTGTTTGCTCCCACTGCTAAACGGGAAGGTGTGTCATTTGCCGTTGCTGCAATAATGTCACCCTTAGCATCTACAATAGCGTTTTGAATTGCATTGCTATCGTCAAAGCCAACCCATGCTGCACCTGAATAGGTCAGTACAGTATCGCTGTCTTTTAGATAACAGCATTGCCCTTCTTGTGGAGATGTAATGGCGGCATCGCGAGCTGCTGCGCTTGCAAAAACCAATACCCCTTGCATAAGGTAGCCATTTACATCCGCTGCGCTTAGGACATCGCCTGTGGCAAATGTCTTAAAGCCTAGTCCTGCTGCCATGTGTTCTCCTTAGTAACTTAAAACGCTAGTGTCTAGAATACCGTATAATGCCGAATCCAAGATAAATCCATCGATGATTGGTTCAGCCGTGCCGAACCTGACCTTCCATGAATTTGGTGTAATTGAGTGGGCTACATTGAACACCTGCTCGGTCTTGGATAAGGTCGTGTTGTTAGGCTGAGTCGTAGTCACGCTGACTGGAGTGAAAAAATCCATTGTCAGGGCAGCGATCGTGCCAGCGGTATAAGAATCCTGTTGAAGATCTAATGTCAATTCATCCACGCGAACTGTTGTGTCTTTGCGTGAAGCAATAAAAGCCTTTGCATAATCTAGGGCTTCTGCATCTGTCTGCATGAGCAACCCAGATTGATTGTAGCTGTGAGTGAAGAACTTAGTGATAGAGGCAGCATCAGATGCAGTCTGAACTGCTCCGCCTGTTCTTGTAATCGTGGCAAGGTTATAGATCTGCGTATCGTCAAAAACCCACTTGACATCGAAATAACCGATCGCTGTGCCATCATCCTTAAAGACTACTGGAGTGCTTGCAACGGATGAAACTGTCAAATCTCTATCTTGGAAAGCAACACGCCCAGAATGATCCATGTAAATTGCGCCATACTCTGTGGTTGCACAAGTTTGTAAAGCTGCTAAGGCTGTTCGCTGTGTTGCTGGATCTGCTTGCACTGTTGTAAGTCCAGTGTCAATGTCTCTTAATGATGCAGGCCAACTAATAGTGTCTAGTATCTTACCAATGCGCGTTCCTGTGGTTTCACCTGCAACTGCCCCAGTAACACCAAAAAATTGGGCGTTCTGGAATAGGCGGAATCCATCTACGGCAGTGACAGTAGTATAAACAATGTCGCCATTAAACTTAGGCGTGGTTGTGTTATAACCAGTTATGTATCCCGCAAAGATTGGATAAGTTACTCCCAAGTAACTTGCAGTAATCGTCATTTTGCGCATTGGATTTAGGTAAGTGTAATAAGGCGATGCTGTGTTCTGTGGGTTAAAGTCACCATTTTGATCCAAGATGCGGATAGAAGCTGTGCCTGTTTGGAACTGCTCAGATGAAATATTGCGGCCTCTATTGGTCTGCACACTGTCTAAAAGGGTCGACACATCTACGATCAGGCTAGTGGAATCCGCTAGAACATCGCCGCCGCCTAAGGTAGAACTATCTAGAATAAAAGGATAGCCAAAACTAGCTCCAGTTGAAAAGTCAATAATTACATTAACGACTGGTCTGGTCATAATGCCCCAGCTTGAGTGAGACTGTCACCTCTACGATTTAACTTGATAATCGAATCTTGAATCATGTTAGTTAGTTCATCTGGATTGGCAACGGTATTGGCGTAAATGTTAATTGTGGCTGATTCAGATGTACGGAATGATTGCAACGAGCCAGAAGGTGCGCCTGCTGCCATAAGCGAACTATTCATTAAAGCTGCAAGGTCTGCTGCGTATTGCATGTCTAGTAAATCTGCAAAAGCATTGGCTCTAGCCGCTGCTGCATCTGCGTATTCTAAAATTGAATCGATAGAAGCCTGTGCTGCGACCTCTTTAGTAATAGGTGCAATGAAATCACCTACTGGAATACCAGAACCTAAGATGGCACTTGTAGGTACTTTACTTGTTGCCTGTGCATTAGCCTGTGCTAATAGTCTTAGCATCTCTTGAATTGTAGCCAGAGCCTTATCTAAATTAGATTGATTGACTAGATCAACTGGCTTTAGGCTGTCAAGAATTGATTTAATGTCTGACAGTTTTACGCTTTGACCAGTAAGTGCAGATAGTGATTTAAGATCTGTATTCAGTTTGTTAGTGGCAGCAATAATGGCAGCTTCATCCTTAGAGGCAATGGCATCTTCTAGGTCAAGAATAGAACGCTTGACATTTAGGCGAGCCACATCATTCGCTACCTGTAATTGCTGTGCGCTAGAAGTGGCTTTGCCCAACGCTTCTGCCTGAGATGTAAGAGCTGCTGCAATCTGGATCTTGTCCATGTCAAAGACTTCTTCACCCTTATTTAGTGCAAGGTTAGCCTTGTCGATTGCTGCCTGTAACTTTTTGTCTTTAGTGATCTTACTTTGAGCAGCCGCTTGTTCTTTTGTGAGTTTAGTAATTTGTGCTTGCTGCTTAATTTGTACCTGACCAGAAATAGACATCCCTGTGCTAAAAGGTCTAGGTTGCTGCTTAAATTCCTCAAATGCATTTATTAAAGTTTTGATGCCTAGCGGATCACCGAAAGTTTTACCTAGCAACGATGTAAGTAATGAACCACCAGGAATCTTCTTTAGTTCATCTACAAAGTAAGCTGCGCCAATCGTGGCGTTTTGTAATTTGATACCAAGTTTGTCTATCTCAGAAGTTGTCTTAGCAAGTCCTTCTTGACCATTGAGAATGTTTAAGGCTTCGATTAAGCCAACACCGATAGATTCCTTAAAGTTTTCAGTAGCAACTGCGAGTTTATCCATGGAACCTTGATAACTGTTTGCAGCTGCTGTTGCTGATCCAGCGAAGGTTGCAGATAACTGATCAGTAATTTCCTTGAAAGATTTAGTTTTAAGATCTGCCTTTGAGATACCTACTTGTAAGCGAGAAAGTGCTGTGTTGTTTCCTAAGAAAGCACGGCTTAAGGCTTTTGTTACTGTGCCCAAATCTAAAGAATTTGCGGCACTTACATCTAAGGCAATACCCATTAAGCGTTGTGCTTCGGCAGAATCGCGTGTGGCTATCGCTAGGGTCTGGTAACTTGGACGAAGGAGATCATCGACAATGCCGAACTCGCTTTGCAATCTTTGGATGTAAGCCTCAGAAGTTGCTGCATCTCTGCCTAGACCGACATTTTTTAGAGCAAGTGCTAATTGTTGCTGTGCCTTCTGATCTGCCGCTGCGGCTTTAATTGAAGCTTTACCAAAGGCAAGAATTTGAGTGGTGCCATAAGCAAGACCTATTGCGCCTGCTAACTTCTTGACACCGCTAGTTAATTTTTGTGTGGCACTATCTGCCTGCTTAAACGCTTTGGCACCTGTGAACTCGGATGCAATGTCAATGACTATGTTTGCCATGATTAACCTTTCACCGATGCTCTAGCGTTGAGTTTGTTAGCGGCATTTGTTATTGCTTTTAGAACTGCATCTCTAGCCTTGCCATTGTTTTCTTCATAAGCGCGAAACAAGGCTCGGCCTTCCATTTTGCCATTGCCTTTCATGCTTTGACCGAATTTGGCATTTTGATTCTGCACAAATTGACTGTCTGGGGTCTTACGGCCCATAGTTTCATAGATCGCTCCAGCTGCGCTTTTGTTAAACACGCGAGCAAGGGATCTAAAGCCTCTGCGATTGGCTTTGGATGGTGTGGTCTTGTAACTTATTCCAGCCTTAGCAATCTTGGCATCATAAGAAGGAAAGCGAGCCTGTGAGTTTTCTCTAGCCAACCAGCCGCTTAAAACTGATCCGTTATCAGGAAGATAACCTTTAGCAGATTTTGTGATTGGCTTTAATGCAGCAGCTACTTCTTTAGGCAATGCCTTAGCAAGATCTGGAGTAAATTGGCGGAGAGACTTTCTAAGAGCGACCGCGCCCTTTACGCTTGCTGGCATCGCTCACCTCTTTCGCTTCATCTTTGAGACCTTGAACTAGAGCATCTAGCATGGTCTTATCTAATTCCAATAACTGCTGTGGCGCGATTCCCAATCTAATGCTTAGCCTAGCAATTAGATAGGTGAACGGAAGATCGCGCTTTAAGCTAAAGGGTCTGAATCAAGCACCTCGACACTTTGTAGTGTCTCAATGAAATCCATACCAAAAGGCTTAACAGATTCACCTGACCTGCGAGTGACTTCCCATGCCAACCAATAGACATCCGATTGCTTTTCTTCATCGCGAAAAGCCTTATGAAAACCCTTTTTAGCGTATTGCTCGAATGCATATTCCACCGCTGGGGTGATTTCGCCTTCTAGCACGCTTGCATCTGTACGAACGATCTTTAGTTTTGCCATGATTAGCCCCTTTGTTTAGTTGTTTAGAATGTGCCTGTTGTGGCTACTGCAACTGTTGAGTTAGCAGTGAAAGTAATTGACTGTGTGCCAATATCGCCAACAGCACCGTTAATGTCTGTTGTGTTATTGACTAGCAATGAAACAGTGTAAAGAGGGTTAGTCGCTGAAACTGCTGTTCCCTTTGTCTGTAGGAATACTGCTGTGACTGTTGTTCCCCATGCAGCTTGTAGTGTTGCCAATACATTTGCTGACGCTGTGTCGTTGAGGAAATCAATAGTTACACTAGATGCTTCCAAGCCTTTTACGAACTTGTGTGCTGAGTCACCCATTGCAGTTACTTCTAGCTCATCGAATGTGCGATTGATTGTTACTGCTGTGACATGGTCTGAAAGATCGACTGAGTTGATCTTCACGCCCACATTATTGTTTAGAAATACAGCCATGAGATTATTCCTCGTCTTTCTTAGTAGTTGCTGGCTTTGGTGTTGCTGGTGTTACCTGCCCGATCTTGATCAGGAAGGCTTCGTTTTCTTTTTCCCACTCGGACATTTTAACTCCAACTCGTAAGGATTGATACGGACATCTCACAGCTGAGTAGGTCACCCGAAGCAGCATTGAGAATACTTGGTGCGCTTATTGCGCTTACATTATAGACCAGAGATGATGCTGCTAACTTGGCGAACACGCCACAGACAGTATCTTCAATGCCGTTAAGGTTGCCTTCATTGTCAAATAAAGGCACGGTCATAATAATCTTAAAGTTAGCCATTGGGCTAATAGTGATGTGCTGGTTATTGCTAGGTGTCAAATAAGGATCGTCTGGAGACACGATCACAGAGTTAGCAAGAACTGTGGCAGGTGGAAAAGCAAAGACTTGATATTTAGTGTTATCTACTAGCGCGGTGGCTAAAGTAGTGCGGAGTGTTGTTATCGCTACTGGCGGCATTAGCCCACCATTGAGCGAGGGTCTAGCGC